AGACCATAAAACCCAAGACCGGGTAAGAATTTATACTGTACAAAATAATTTATTTTGTTTTTGTCAGGATCTTCTGGATTGTAATTTCTTCTGATTGCTAAGACTTTGTTCGCTTGTTCATCTATGGTTACTATGTATGGTAATTTTAGACCAGTCGATTCACCACCTTCATCGATATCCTCATATCCTTCTAAATCCAGAATGGTATGAACTTCGTATATTGTTCTGTTCCTTTCTTCTGTATAAGATGGCGATATACCTTGTATATCATCAATTTCATCTTGTATATCATTTGAATCTTCGTAATCACCATCAGGTATATCAACATCAGCGTAAAAACCACTCAACTGCTGTTTTTTAATTTCGTTTCTGGACATGCTAATTACATGTGTAATTCTTTCAGCTGTAGAAATATCTGGTGCTTCGTATGGAACTACAAGATCTTCTGGTGGTATAAATTTGGAAACAGCTCTCTTTAATGAAAAGTCATAGTATATTTTCTTAAATGCTGAACCAGCTAATGGTAAGAAAAATAACAATTGATCTAATTCTGGATCATACTCTTTCATTACATTCATGATGTAATAGTTCATAAACTCCATGACACGATCAGCTTGGCTTTCTGTCTCTGCTGTTCTAGCTCCAATTACCTGTGTTTTCACAGGTCCTTTTGCTGGCAGTAATTCCTTATATGCCTGAGCTTGGAATTGTGTAACTGCTTCGGCTAAAATTGGGTGGATAACACCAGAAGAACCTTCGAATGGCTGTGATCTTGATTCATCGAACTTCATGCCAAGATACTGTAATCCATCTGTATAAGTTTTTTCCCATTCAGATCTTGAATCGAAATCACCTTGTATTGACTCTACAAGTTCTGTGGCTAATGTTCGTAAAGATGTAGAATCTAAATTTTCAGCTAAGTTTGCGTAGAAATCTTCTTCCACCATCTCTGCTTTTTCATCTAATTCTTCTTCAGTAAATATTTCATCACCAGAAACAACAATACTAGCAGCTTCTAAAAGTTCTTCTTCTCTAGTCTTATCTGGAACAACCTCGATTTCTGAGCCTGTTTCAATTATGTCTGGATCATTTTCTGTACCTAAAACTCTTTCAACTGCCATAATATTTTCCTAATGTATTACTGTGTCCTCATCTACTTCAAAATCTTCTAGGTTCATTTCACTATCAATTACCATTTCTAATTCACCAACTAAAATCAATCCCTGAAGCGAACAAATCTTTTTTGCTTTCTTTCTATCTGATGCCATAATGTTTGGTCCAGCAAACAATTCGTCATCTAAAATAAATGATGTTAGCCAAATCTTCATTAATAATATACTGTTCTGTTCTTTTTTAACAATTTAACTTCATCTTTGTAATCTTCATTTAATGAGAGAAAGCCACCTTGTCTAAATCTCATAAGTGCCATCGTCATGCTATCGACATAGTCATCATAGTCTCCATAAGGGAAACTAGCGCATTCTTCACGCACTTCATCTGCAAAAGTTTCATCAGGCAACCACACCATTCCTGACTCAAAAATAGGAGCTACACTGTTCATTCTAGCAACTTTATCTTGCCCTCTTGATGGTGAATAAGCTGTAACAGGAATTCCCATTCTTCTCAATTCTTGTGTTAAAGGTGTACCAGTTGCTTTCGCTTCTATCAAAATACAATCTGGTTCCCAATATTTATATTCATCCCATGCTAACCTTTTCAACTCAGGGAAATCAACTCTGACTCTTTTTGCATCTAAAAGTATTATATTAGGCTGTCCATCATCTTCATGCTCAAAGATCGCCCATGTAGTAATTGCTGAATAATCAGCAGATTCTTTTTTACTAAACGCTGTATCGTAACTTTGTATTACATACTCATAAGCTGGTGGGGATTCTTCATGCCATTCTTTCCACCACTCTCTTTTTATTATAGATCCTTCTTCTGCTGTAGGATTTTGCATCCACTGTGCATTCCATTTAGCTACTGGTAACGATGCTTTCACGCTCAATAATTCTTCTTTCTTCCAGAACTCACCCCACAATGGCTTGTCACTTTCTGGCATTATTGCTGGGAACTCAACTATCTCCCATTGATCTGCATGATCATCACCTTGTTTTTTCAAAAGTCTACCAACAAGATCTTTAGTGCTCCATCTTGTCATTACTATGATAATAGTCCCACCGGGTTGTAAACGCTGTCTTGGACCTGATGTGTACCATTCATATGCACTATCCATTGCTTTTGGACTTAACGCATCTTGCTCTGAATGTGGATCATCAATAATTAGTAAATCTGCACCACGACCTGTTATTGCACCACCTACACCAGCATAGAAAGATTCACCTTCTTGGTTTGTAGTCCAGCGACCAGCACTTTTGTTATCTGCTTGTAATCTCAGATTTGGGAAAATTGTTTTAAAATCGTCACTATCAATTAAGTTTCTGACCTTTCTTCCAAATCTCACAGCTAGTTCTGCTGTGTGTGTACACTGTATTATTTTTAATGCGCCATTTAAACCCATCATCCAAGCTGGTAAATATGTGCTTGCAAACTCAGATTTAGAATGTCTGGGTGGCAAACATACGATCAATCTTTTCAACTTACCTTGAGCTATTTTATTGAATTTGTTTGCAATTATTTTGTGGTGTCTGCCAGAAATAAAAGCATCACCCCACATATATTTAACGAATGATAAGAAGTCTTTGTGACAAGATTTTTGGCTTTCTAGTTGTTCATATCTATTTAAAAGAGATACTGCTTCATCCTTCTCTGCTTGAGAAAGTATGTCGAAGTCTTTAAGTGATAGCTCTTTCATAGATATCGGAGATGGTAGCTAGATAGTGACAATATGGTACTACCATCTCCTAAGCAGTAATGGAGGACTGCCTAGTGTTAGTATAAGTGATATATCACACATCATGCCATTCTTTTCCTTGCCACAGCAAACTTTCTGCTTCTCGCCTTCTAATCAAACCATCAGAAACGACACCAGCACTTTTATTCCAACGCTTGATTTGAGCTGGTATTTCATCGTATTTTTCTTGGTTGAGCAACTTGAGCAACGTACTGCTTCTGAGGTTTGATGGTCCCAAATTGAAAGTCCAACTGACTAAACTCGAAAATTGATTTTCATCGAGATCAACTGTCACTAAATCATTGACATAACCTTCGAATTCTTCGAGATCTTCAACAAGTAACGCTTCAGCTGTATCTTGTGTAATTCTCATGTTTTCCTCAACAGTTCTAGTATGCCCATAACCAATTGTGGGCACATCTGCGCTACAGCGATATGTTTCTAGCTTGCAGCCCTCGAACTTCTTAATCAACTCAATACCTTCTTGACTAATCTTCATCATTTTCTCCTTTAGTCACTTTTCTGTAATAAACAATTATTTCTTGCATTTCGTTAATATATCTTTTCAATTCTTGCATGTTGTAAGCCATAAGCTCGTAATCAGGTACACTCATAGCGAAAAATACCAATTGCCCTTGCTCTTTTTCAACTCTAGCTAAAAATTCATCGATATTAGATTTACTTACAACAAACCAATAAGGCTCCTTGAGATCAATTTCTCTAGGCATGATAGGTTGTACAATAGTTTTCTCTACTGGTTTTGTTATTATTTGTACTTCAGGATCAGGATCAGGGATCAGTCTTTGGTACAGACTGCAACTGCAAACCATCGTCAAGATTATCGAGTACCCTAGAATCTTCTTCAATGCTGTTAAATACATTCTTAGTTCCTTTATTAGCTCTTGTTTCAATTAGATTTGGCTTTGCTGATGCCAATTTAGTCAAACTATGCCTTCTAAAAACATCGAGATAATTATTCATCTCTTTTTGTATCTCGTTGCTCTTTGCTTGTATTTCTAGTAACCCTTCTGTTTGTACACTAAAATCAGCTTGTAATTTAGTTATGGTTTCTTGTTGTTCTTTATCTCTAACCTCAAACGCATAGTTAAGAGCTTTTAGTTCTGCGTTTTGATTCCACAACAGATAACCACCAAACGACATAACAAGAATAACACCTATCAATATTTTGCTCATCTTTTTGCCTAGTTAATTA